CTATTGCTTTTCTTGTAATACTAGATTTGGAGAGGAAAAAGATATGAACACAGTAACACCTATGCCTGTGGTAGAAACAAAGCCTTTAAGTAAAGAAGGTATGTACGCAGACATAATAGAAAGAAAGATAACAAAAGATACTGCAGAAAAATACAAGACAAAGATTACTAAAGATGGTACATTAACAACCAAACATATCTATGAATACTTTGATATGAATGGAAACCATGTAGCTAACAAAGTTAGAAACACATCTACAAAACAAATGTGGACTGAAGGTTCTATACAAGATGCTATATTATTTGGACAGAATTTATTTCCTTCTGGTGGTAAGTATGTTACTATTACAGAAGGAGAAGTAGATGCTATGTCTGCCTATCAGTTGATGGGTAGTAAGTGGGCATCTGTTTCTATCAAGACAGGAGCAGGGGGAGCTTTACGAGATTGTAAATCTGCCTTTGAATATCTCGATAGCTTTGAGAATATTGTAATATGTTTTGATATGGATGAACAAGGAAGGAAAGCTTCCAACCAAGTTGCTCAATTGTTTTCTCCGAACAAGTGCAAGGTGGTCTCTCTGGAGTATAAGGATGCTAACGAATACCTAAAGATGGGTAAAAGCCAAGCCTTTAACCAAGCCTGGTGGTCAGCACAACCTTATACTCCTGCAGGGATTATGAACCTACAACAGTTAGGTTCTTCATTATTTACTGAGGAATACTGTGAGACATGTTTGTTTCCTTGGAGTAAGATGAACGAGAAAACTTATGGAATGAGAACAGGAGAACTAATAACATTTACATCTGGTGCAGGTATGGGTAAGTCTTCTATTATGAGAGAGCTTATGTATCATTTGTTTAAGAATACGAATCATAACATAGGCATACTAGCATTAGAAGAGAGTGTTAAGAATACAGCATTTAATATTATGTCTGTTGAAGCTAATGCTAGATTGTATATAAAAGAAATAAGAAAGAACTATACACAAGAACAATTAGACAAATGGCAAAAAGATACTATAGATACAGGTAGGTTCTTTGCCTTTGACCACTTCGGTTCTATTAGTAATGACGAGATACTTGCTAGGGTTAGGTACATGGCACAAGCATTAGAATGTAAGTGGATATTTATAGACCATTTATCTATACTTGTATCAGGTCAGGAAGAAGGAGACGAAAGAAAATCTATTGATGTCTTAATGACTAAGCTGCGTTCTCTTGTAGAACAAACAGGCATAGGTTTACTACTTGTATCACACTTACGTAGACCTGCAGGTGACTCTGGTCATGAGAATGGTAAGGAGATTACGTTGTCACATCTCAGAGGTTCTGCGTCTATTGCTCACTTATCTGATAGTGTAATAGGACTAGAAAGAAATCAACAAGCAGAAGGAGATGAAGCTAATACTACAGTCATACGTATCTTAAAGAATAGATACACAGGTGAGACAGGTGTAACATCTCACTTACATTATAATAAAGATACAGGTAGATTAACAGAGGTTGACAATCCTTTTGAAGCAGAGTATAATGATAGTAATAATGAGGAGGTACCATTCTAATGAACTGTATGTATTGTGAAACAAAATTAATACATGGTGGTGACCATGATGGAGAACAAGAAGATGACTATAATATAGTTAGTAATTTAAGTTGTCCTAAATGTGATACCCATGTATATGTATATCATACATTTCCTGATGATGATAAAGAGAGTTGGGCAGATGGTTATGAAGAATGGGTGAATAAACAACAAGGTCTTATTATAGATAATAAAGAACCAGAAATGTGGAAACATTTTTGTGAAGTAGAAGAAAGTGAAATGGAAATAGGTAAAGGTGAGCCTTGTAATTGGTGTGGAGAGGAGGAAGACTGTGAAAGTTGTGCTTGATATAGAAACAGACCAAATAGATGCTAAAGTAGTAAACTGTATTGTTGCTAAAGATATTGATACAAATATATCTACAGTATTTGACCCAAGTAATATGCATGTGTTTAAGAATTGGTCTAAAGATATTGACCAATACATTATGCACAATGGTTTATCATTTGATGCACCTGTAATGAATAGACTATTAGGAACAGATATTAAACCATCACAAGTATTAGATACATTAATACTATCACAATTATTTAATCCAATAAGAGATGGTGGTCATGGATTACGTGCTTGGGGAGACAGGTTTAAGTTTCCTAAAGGTGATATAGAATCGTTTGGAAAGTATACAGAAGAATTAAAAAGATACTGTATGCAAGATGTAGATATAACACATAAGCTATATGACTATCTTAAGAAAGAAGGCAAAGGTTTTTCCAGGTCTTCTATTGATTTAGAACATCAGGTTAGAGTTATCATTGACCAACAAGAAAAGAATGGCTTTGCATTAGATATAGAAAAAGCTATGTTATTACTTGGTCAACTATCAGACGAAGCTCAAGAGTTAGAAGCTTGGTCATTAAAAGAATTTGAACCTACAAAAGTAGAACTAAAAACAAAGACTAAACACATACCTTTTAATATAGGTTCACGACAGCAGATAGCTGATAGACTTATGAATATTGGTTGGAAGCCTAAGAAATATACAGATAAAGGTAATGTAATTATTAATGAAGAAGTATTAGCTACTATAGATATGCCACAAGCTAAAAAGTTTTTAAGATTTTTCTTATTACAAAAACGTGTTGCACAAATTAAGTCATGGATAAAATTATTTAACGATAAGACTGGTCGAGTGCATGGTAGAGTAATGACATTAAAAACTGTAACAGGTAGAATGGCACACAACAGTCCTAATATGGCTCAGATACCTGCTGTAAGGTCTCCTTATGGTAAGGAATGTAGAGACTGTTGGACAGTAGGTAATACAACAACTCATTCTATAGTGGGTACAGATGCTAGTGGACTAGAACTAAGATGTCTTGCTCATTTAATGAATGATAATAAGTTTACCGAGACCCTACTAAATGGCGACATACATACACATAATATGAAGATGGCAGGTCTTACAGATAGAGACCAAGCTAAGACATTTATATATGCTTTTATGTATGGTGCAGGTCCTGCTAAGATAGGACAAGTAGTTGGAGGAGGTTCAAAAGAAGGGAAGGTACTAATAGATAGATTTCTTAAAAGTATGCCTTCACTTAAACGTGTACGTGATATTGTAACTAGCACTGCTGAAAAACATGGTATCATAAAAGGCATTGATGGGAGGTTATTGCGTACACGTAGTCCACACTCAGCTCTTAATACATTAATACAAGGAGCAGGAGCTGTAGTGTGCAAGTTATGGTTGGTAAACATTATGAAAAGAACTAATGCATCTAAATTAGATGTGAAGTTAGTAGCTAGTGTACATGATGAATATCAATTTGAAGTTGTAAATAAAGATGTACAATCATTTTGTAACATAACTAAGTATGCTATGAAAGATACTGAGAAGCAATTACAAATGCGTTGTCCATTAGATAACGAATATAAGGTAGGAAAAACATGGGCAGAAACTCACTAGAACCTAGTATTGATAATCGAAAAAAGTTTGACATTGATTTACAGTATGGTAAGGTAAGAGAAAAAGATGTAGCTGATATGTTACAAGATAAAAAGATTGAAGTTAAATCAGAAAGAGATATGTGGCAGAGAACAGGTAACATAGCAATAGAATATCAAAGCTATGGTAAACCTAGTGGAATAGATGCTACAACATCTGACTATTGGTTTCATAATCTTTGTATTGGTGAAGAAACATTTGCAACATTAGTTTTTAACACAGATAATTTAAGGAGGATAATAAAAAACTTAGATAAAAAGAAGTCGGTATCAGGGGGAGATAATAATGCATCAAGGATGTACTTATTAAATTTACAAAAGCTTTTTTCTTCAGACGTTATAAAAGCTTTTAAACAAAAGACTTGACATACATTATAGATGTATGCTATAATTATATTTTTAACAATGAAAGGAGACTTATATGTCCGTAATACAGGGAAAAGCCTATTGGGCTTCAATAGTAAATCCAAACACTACATTTGATAGTGATGGAGTATACAGTATAGATGTTAGTTTAGATGCTAAGAATAAAAAGATAGCTGAGACTGATGGTCTAACTATTAAAAATAAAGGTGATGACAGAGGAGACTTTGTTAGCATTAAAAGAAACGTAAGAAGAAAGAATGGTGACTTTAATACCAAACCTACTCTTATGGATTCTCAAAAGAGAAACATGAAGGATACATTAATAGGTAATGGTTCTGAAGTTAGTGTGTTATACTCTACTTATCAGTGGGAGTTCAAAGGAAGGTCTGGTACTAATGCAGACTTAAGAGCTGTACAGGTAACTAACTTGATACCTTATCAAAATGATATGGAAGATGCCTTTGATGTAGTTCCTGATGGCTTTGTGGCTAAGGAAGATTCTGAAGTATCATTTGCTTAACAATTAAATAAAGGACTATGGGGAGTTCTGGCTAAAACCAACGTACAGTAATCAGCTTGGTCTCCCCATATTTATTATATGAAAAAAAATATAGATACTTTAGTAGATGATATATATTCTTTGTTTGATTTAAACACAGAAAATAATATAGATGAAAAAAATTTAGATAAACATTTAAATTCTTTTACTGAAGGTGTTGTAGAAACAATAAAGATTTTATTAAAAGAAAAACATAATAGTAAAAGAAGCTTAAGACTATCAGCTATAGGTAAACCAGATAGGCAACTATGGTATGATAATAATTTAGAAGTTAAGAAAACAACTTTAAGTCCTTCACTTAGAATTAAATTTTTCTATGGTCATTTACTAGAAGAAGTATTAATTTTATTTTCTAGATTAGCAGGACATAAAGTTACAGGTCAACAAAAAGAAATAGACATTGAAGGAGTTAAAGGACATCAAGATTGTTTTATAGATGATGTTCTTGTTGATTGTAAGAGTGCTTCTGGTAAAAGTTTTTTAAAGTTTAAAGAAAATAGACTATCTACTGATGACCCTTTTGGTTACATACCTCAAATATCAGCTTATGCTGAAGGTAATGGTGTAGATGAAGCTGCTTTTCTTGCTATTGATAAACAAAATGGTGAGATTTGTTTAACTAAAGTACATTCTGTGGAGATGATTAATGCAAAAGATAGGGTCAAACATCTTAAAAATGTTATGCGAGATGGTAAACCACCTGTTAAATGTTACAGTGACATTGCTGATGGTATGTCTGGTAATAGGAAGCTTGCTATTGGGTGTGTTTACTGTAGCCATAAAAGAAAATGTTGGGAAGATGCTAATGGTGGTCAAGGGTTACGTGTTTTTAAGTATGCAAATCATAATAGATTTCTTACGCAAGTTGCAAGAACTCCTGACGTTCAAGAAATAACTTAATTTATATAGGTAACAAATGAAAAAATTTATTTATAATGCAGTACATGGACATTATGTTTCAGAAAGAGATAAGGCAATAGCTAATATTAAATTACATACAGGCAATCCTGTAGGTGTAGGCGAACATCCTAAAATTGTAGAAGATATTATTGAGCTAGTACATAAAGCATCTGAAGCACAAGATTCAATAGAGATGTTAGATAAGATAATGGAAAATGAAAAGCAATAAATTTAATATAAGAACTTCTTGTATGAATATCAAGCAAGAAAGTTCAGAGAAGAATCTTTTTTTAGCTGTTGTCTTTCAAGCTTTGTTAGATGCAACTAAACCTAAAGTTAAGAATGAATCTTCTATATCTATTATGGATAGGGATAAAGCTATTGCTTGGTTCTTTTGTAGTGCAGGAGTTACCTGTGATAATTTTGAATTTATTTGTGAACAAGCAGGATTAAGTTCTAATTATACTAGACAGTTTGCTTATAAAGTGATACACTCTAAAGAAATTAAATTTGTAAGACAAAAAATAAATGCAGTACTAAATAATAAATAGGGGAATAAATATGGGAATGATGGATGATGCAATAAGAGAAACAGTTAAAGATAAAAAATATTTTAAGAAAACAAATATAAAGAAAGAAGCTATTATAGCTACAAGTAGACAGGTAGGTGGTGACCATTACAAAACATGTAAGATACAACCTGTTGATTATATTGTAGAAAATAACCTTACATTTCTTGAGGGTAATGTAGTAAAGTATATTACAAGACACAGAAGAAAGGGCGAAGGTGCAAGAGACATTGAGAAAGTAATACATTATTGTGAATTAATATTGGAGAAAGATTATGGCAGGGAATAATTATTTACCTACAGAGTATCAGACGTTTATACATGCGTCTAGATATGCACGTTGGTTACAAGAAGATAACAGAAGAGAAAGTTGGATTGAAACAGTATCTAGGTTTAGTAACTTTTTTCAAGGACATTTAGATAAGAATTTAGGTGTTGTCTTACCAGATGAAATATGGAGAAGAATAGAAGATAGTATTATAGGACTACAAGTTATGCCCTCTATGAGAGCATTAATGACAGCAGGTCCTGCATTAGAAAGAGAAAACATATCAGGATATAATTGTTCTTATACTCCTATAGACAGTCCTCGTTCTTTTGATGAGATACTTTACATACTTATGAATGGTACAGGTGTAGGTTTCTCTGTTGAAAGAGAAGGTGTTAATCAATTACCTACTATACCTGATAGAGAGTTTGAACAAACAGAAGATGTTATATCTGTAGCTGATTCTAAAGAAGGATGGGCTAGAGCATTTAGAGACTTAGTGTCTTACTTGTATACATGTAGAATACCTAAGATAGATATTAATAAAGTAAGACCTGCAGGTGCTAGGTTAACTACCTTTGGTGGTAGAGCTAGTGGACCTCAACCTTTAGTTAATCTATTTGATTTTACTATTAATAAATTTAAAGAAGCTAAAGGTAGAAAGTTATCTTCTATGGAGTGTCACGATATTGTCTGTAAGACAGGTGAAGTTGTGGTTGTTGGTGGTGTGCGTAGGTCAGCTCTTATATCTCTGTCTAATTTATCAGACCAGAGATTAAGAGTTGCTAAGTCTGGTGCTTGGTGGGAGACAAACCCTGAAAGAGCATTAGCTAATAACTCAGTAGCATACACAGAGAAACCTGATGCAGGTATCTTTATGAAAGAATGGTTAGCATTATATGAAAGTAAGTCAGGTGAACGTGGTATCTTTAGTAGAGTATCTGCTCAAGCAAAAGCTAAAGAGAATGGTAGACGTAAAGCAGACTATGCTTTTGGTACTAATCCTTGTAGTGAGATTATACTTAGACCTAATCAGTTCTGTAACTTAACTGAAGTAGTATGTAGACCTGCTGATACAGTAGAAACATTAAAGAATAAAATAGAAGTAGCTACTATACTAGGTACAATACAAGCTACACTTACTAACTTTGGTTATCTAAGAAAAAGATGGAAGGATAATACAGAAGAAGAAAGATTACTTGGTGTATCCTTAACAGGTATTATGGATAATAGTATATTATCTAGAAGAAGAAGTACATTACCAGAAACATTACAAGACATGAGACAGAAAGCTGTATCAGTAAACAAAGAGTGGTCAGAGAAGTTAGGTATACCACAATCAACAGCAATCACTTGTGTTAAACCTTCAGGTACAGTTAGTCAGTTAGTAGATAGTGCTAGTGGTATTCATGCTAGACATAATCCTTATTACATTAGAACAGTAAGAGGAGATAAGAAAGACCCTCTAACAGAATTTATGAAAGACCAGGGTATACCTTGTGAAGATGATGTTATGAATCCACATAATTCTGTGTTTTCTTTTCCTATGAAAGCAGATTCTAATGCTGTATTCAGAGATGATATGACAGCTATAGAACAACTAGAGATATGGAAGTGTTATGCAGAACATTGGTGTGAACATAAACCATCTGTTACTATATCAGTTAAAGAACATGAATGGATTAACGTAGGTAACTGGTGTTGGGATAACTTTGATTCACTATCTGGTATATCATTCTTACCTTTCTCTGACCATACATATCAACAAGCACCTTATCAAGACATAGATAAAGCTACATATGAAGAGCTTGCAGCTAAGATGCCTAAGAATATTAATTGGTCTGAGCTTAGTAAGTTTGAGAAAGAAGATACAACAAAAGGAGCACAGGAGTTAGCATGTACAGCAGGTTCTTGCGAATTAGTAGATATTTAATTAATTTTTTAATTAGTATTGTAGCTATGTGGGTATTATACGTAATAGCTATGGCAATATTTTATACGTTTTATTCTATGTAAATAGTTCTTGACTTTTATATTTAGGTAGTGTATAATTACATTATGAGTGCTAGAAATGGACTCGTTTTTTAACTTGCTTAACAAGGAGATAAATATGGTTAATTTTGAAGTAGATACATTTGCACGACAAGCTATTGGATTTGATAGATTGTTTGATGTAATGAATAACATAAGAGGGTCAGATGTAAACTATCCACCTTATGATATTATTAAAGAAGATGAAGAAACTTTCCTGATTGAATTTGCTTTATCAGGATTTAGTAAAAGTGATTTAAATATTGTAGTTAAAGAAAATAATTTAACTATAGAAGGTACTTATGGTAAAGATATTAAAGAAGATGTTCTACAATATTTACATAAGGGTATAGCGAAGAGGTCTTTTACTAGAGATTTTGTTCTAGCAGATACGTTACACGTTGAAGACGTTACATTCAGCGAAGGTATATTAAGATTAACTCTTAAACAAAGTATACCTGAAGAACAAAAACCTAAAAAGATAAAAATTAATTAAGTTGTTATAAGCAGGGGGTTGAAATATACCCCCATTTTTTTAAGGAATATAAGTTTTAAGGATAGTGAATGAGACATAAAAAAGAAATGGTAAACACAGTTTATATAGGTTATGATGAAAAAGAAGATACTGCATATGAAGTATTAAAATTTTCATTAGAACGTATTGCTACTAAACCTATACGTGTTGTACCTATTAAGAAAAATTTAGTAGAACGTATGGGTATCTATACTAGAAAATCTAATATGATACATGGTCAACAATATGACGAGATAGATGGTAGACCTTTCTCTACTGAGTTTAGTTTTAGTAGGTTCTTAGTACCTGCTTTAAACATGTATCAAGGATATGCTTTGTATATGGATTGTGATATGTATATACGAGCAGATGTTAATGAGTTGTTTGAATTATGTAAAGATTCTTACTATCCTTTATGGTGTGTTAAACATAAGTATGAACCAAAAAAAGGAATTAAAATGGATGGTAAAGAACAACAACCATACCCTAGAAAGAATTGGTCTAGCCTTATGATGTTTAATTGTGGTCACGAAGTAAATGAAAAGCTTACACCTCAAGCAGTTAATACTAAATCAGGTAGATGGTTACATACATTTCAATGGTTACCAGATAAAGAAGCAGACATAGGTACTATACCTGAAGAATGGAATTGGTTAGACAATCACTCTAATGAAGATATAGAAGCAAAGAATGTACACTTTACTACAGGTGGTCCTTGGTTTAATAAGTGGGGTTCTGCTAGAGAAAAAGATACAAAGTATGCTGTTGAATGGTCTAATGATGCTGACTGGTTACAGATTAGAGGATTAATTGATAACAAGGATTACATGATATGAACATAAACTTTGTAACTTCTTTTAATGAAAACTTATATAATAGATTTGGTAATGTATTTTTTAAATCTATACAAGAGAATTGGGAACCTAGTTTAAAAGTAAAAGCTTATTACCATGACTTTCCTATTTCTAAATACTCATTAGATAAAAATATTGAGTATGTTAATCTTGAAGATAATAAAAAGTATAAAAAGTTTAAGGAAGATAATGCTAATCATAATGGTACTGAGAATGGTCAGATACCTTACAATGAAAAGCTTGATATTATTAAATGGTGTCATAAAGTATTTGCTTTAACAGACTATGCTTTTACTTTAACTAAAGATAATAAAGAAGCAGGTTGGTTAGTGTGGGTTGATGTTGATTCTTATGCTAATAAAAGATTAACTAAACAAGACATAGAAAAATTACTGCCTGATAATGCTGATATAGTATATGTAGGTAATGCTTCATTCATGGCTTTCAATTTAAATAAAAAACCACCTTTAGATTTACTATGGGATTTACGTAAAGCTTATATGAATGGAGAGGTTACTAACTACAGAGAATGGCATGATGGTTTTATTTTACAAAGATTATTAAACTTATATAAATCACATGGACTAAAAATTGTAGACATTGAAAATGAAATACAAGAATATATTATACATATGAATGGTATTAATAATTCTAGTGTCTTACCTTTAAGAGATACTAAAGGTAATCGTGTATTTGAATTATCAAAAGATACTGTATCACAAGATATATTACCATCAAGGTATCAAAAAAATGCTGAACTAATTAGACATTTTAAACCTAGTACTATTTTAGAAACAGGTACTTGGAATGGTGGTCGTGCTATTGAAATGGCATTAGCTGCTTTTGAAAATACAGATAGAGTTATTTATTATGGTTTTGATTTGTTTGAAGATGCTACTATAGAAACAGATAAAGAAGAGTTTAATGTTAAAGCTCACAATACTTTAGAAGCTGTAGAAAAAAGATTAGAAGAATTTAAAGTTAAGATGAAAGAAAAAAATAAAATATTTAATTATGTTTTAACAAAAGGTAATACAAGAAAAACATTAAAAGCTGAAAATTTATTTACATTTTTACCTGATATAGACTATGCTTTTATAGGTGGTGGTGATAGTATACAAACAAAACAAAGTGATTATGATTGTTTAAAACATGTACCTGTAGTTGTAATAGATAATTACTTTTCTAAAGATGAAGAAGGTAATGAAGTTGAAGATAAATTTAAAGGAGCTAATAAAGTAAAAGAAATGTTAGGTAAGAAAGTAAAAAATAATATATTACCTAGTGAAGATAAAGTAAGAGAAGGTGGACATACTCATTTACTATTTGTATTACATGATGATAAGTTACCTGCTCCTCCTAAACATTTATTTAGTGTACCTATTAAAGTTAATCCTAGAGACTGTGTACCTAAAGATGATATAAGAGGTAACATAAGAACTAATTTTAAAAAGATTAATAAATGGTTAGGTAAGTTTCCTCTACATGATTACAAATGTATATTAGTATCAGGTGGACCTTATATTAATTTTGATAAATTAAAAAAATTAATTAAAGATAATCCTAACAGTAAAGTTGTTACTGTCAAGCATTCTTATCCTAGATTATTAAAGCATGGTATTAAACCTTGGGCATGTGTTGTGTTAGACCCTAGACCTATTACAGGTACAAGTACTCATGGTGTAGTAAGAAAAGATTTATTTAAAACAATAGACCCTAGCACAAAGTTCTTTGTTGCTTCTATGACAGACCCTTCTGTTACTGACTATCTAATAGAAAAGAAAGCAAACATATGGGGATGGCACGCATTTACAGAATCATTACGTGACCCTGATGAACAAAAGAAAGGTATACAAAACAATGTAGTTACTCTTAATAAAGACTTAGGATTACCAGAAGGCACTACATTAATAACAGGTGGTACGTGTGCAGCTATGAGAGCTATAGGTATTTTACATACTATGGGTTTTCGTTTCTTTGATTTGTTTGGTTTTGATTCTAACATGGAAGAGCCTACTGCTGAACAAAAGAAAGAAACAACAGGTGCTAAAGATGAACAACCAAGACCTAAGTATTTTAAAGTATCTGTTAATAAACAAGAGTTCTGGACAACAGGTGAGTTACTTGCATTAGCACAAGATTGTGAAAAATATTTTAACGAATCACCTATGGAAATGGATATTAATTTTCATGGAGATAATACATTAGTATCTGCATTATGGAAACTATCTGCTAGATATACACAAAAGCAACAAGCTTTTAAAGGAGATTTAGTATGAAGTTAAAACCATCAGAAGATTATTATAACCTACTAGATTCTTATAAAGAATTACATAAAGAAGAAGGTAAGTTTAGAGGTATAAGTTTAGTACCTCTTGTTCCTACCTTAATGAATATTACAAAAGAAAATAATTGTAAAACATTACTTGATTATGGATGTGGTAAAGCAATACCTTATTCAAAAAAAGAATGTAAAAGTATAGGATTAAAAAAACCTGTGCAAGAGTTATGTAACTTAGACTCATTTGATTTATATGACCCTGCATATCCTAAGTATAATAAATTATCTAAAAAGAAATATGATATTGTAGTATGCACAGATGTTATGGAGCATATAGCAGAGCAGGATATAGACTATGTATTAAAAGATATATTATCTCATAGTAAAAAGACAGTATTCTTAAACATCTCTTGTCAACCTGCACTTAAACATTTTAAGGAAGGTAAATTTAAAGGACAGAATGTACATATATCTGTATTTCATGGTACATGGTGGTCAGATAAAGTAAAAAATATTTGGAATAAATTTAAACATTTAAAAATATATATGGTATGTGTGGGTAAAGATTATACTCATACTGATTGTATAAAAAAGGAGAAAGTATAATGGCTTTAACAGCTTTAATAGGTCCTGCTACTAAACTTCTAGGTAAGTTTATAGAGGACAAAGATAAGAAGAATGAGTTAGCACACTCTATTGCTACTATGGCAGAGAAACATGCACAAGAATTATCTAAAGGACAGATAGATGTTAACAAAGAACAAGCTAAACATCCTAGCTTATTTGTTTCTGGAGCTCGCCCTGCAATAATGTGGGTCTGTTGCCTAGGACTTTTATGGCAATTCTTTGTAGGACCAATTTTAACTTGGGCTACAGGTATATGGTTTCCTGATATGATACCACCACAGCTAGAAGTAGAAGGATTAATTACATTAGTAATGTCACTTCTAGGACTTGGAGCTATGAGGTCTTTTGAGAAGTCAAAGAATGTAGCAAGGGATAATCTTAAATAATGACTACTGTATTTCTATTAGTAATTTATTTAGGTGATGCTGTGCAACAAAGTGATATGCATTTTCGTGACATTAATAGATGTAGATATTTTGCTAATAGAATAAGTAAGCAACCTGCAGTTCCAGGTATTAAGAAAAGATATACTGGTATATGTAAACCAGTAAGTGTAGATATTACAAACCCTAACATAAGGTTATATCAATGAATATATTAGAATATATATACTATAAATTAAAGAATGTAGATTCTATGTATTATGAAGTTTTTGCTTATGCTATATTAACAGGATTAGTATGTGGTGGATTTCATTATATAATAGGATTACTTTAAATGGCTCTTAACGACAAACAAGAAAAGTTTGCACAAAACTATGTCTTACATAGAAATGCAACTGAAGCTGCAAAAGCTGCAGGATATGCTTCAGACTCTGCGTACAATCAAGGGTATCGCTTATCACAGAATGAAGAAGTTCAAGAAAGAATAAATGAACTAGAGAAAAGTCTTGAAACTAATGTAGATGTTATTACTGAGATAGAAAAACAATATGAATATGCTAAAGCAAATGGGCACACTAATAGTGCTATTAAAGCTTTAGAGTTATTGTCTAGAGTTAGAGGTTCTAAGAGTGATAAGGAAATAGATATGTCACCTGAAGGTATTAAACAACATATTATTGAGTGTCATAAAATATTAGGTAAGAAATTTTGGGAGGATGTTGGTAAGGAATGTGAGTTTACCTTACAGAAATAATCATATAAAAGATAAAACCTATTACACCTAAGAATACCATAAGACATACACCTATAATAAAGTTTTCTATTTTTTTTCTTTGTAATTTTTTAGCTTCTGCTATTGCTTCTTTTTTCTTTAATCTTATATCTGCTTGTATACGTATTACTTCATTCCAAGCACTAGGACCATGAGACAAGTTAACAAAATTACGTAATTCCCTTTCCATTTGCTCTGCTTTCTTCTTTGCAGCAAACGTCTCCAAAGCTTCTTCCTCAACAGAACCAAACGACCTACCTTTACTTTTCTTATGTCCATCTTTAACGTCTTGTATTGCACCCATCCATCTGCCTAAATCCTTAGACATACTTTCTACATCACGACCTACAGAAAATCCTTTCTTTATAGCATTGAAAGCAGTCGTTGCTGCTGCAATCGCTGTGATTGGGTCCATATATTACTCCTATTTGTAAGACCATATCCAAGGTCTTGGGCTTGTTACAGAACTCTTAGGCATAGTATCTAGATGTATAAATCTTTTCTCATGTACACCATTTTGTTTAACACCTATACCTGTAAAGCCTAGCTCTAATGCTATACGTACTATCTCAAATGCTTTATGTCCAGAACAAACAACATCTACAGCACAACCTTTTAAGTGTGCAGACCTAGGACTACCACCTATAGCTATGTTATGTGATTCACTTCTATAACCAGAGCTAATAGACATAGGTTGTTTTAATCTTTCTCTAAGGGATACAAGCATATCCATGAATAATTCATCCATGTTTACTTCACCTGTACCTTTACATCTCAATTCATCTTCTGAGAAAAACTTCCATCTAGTAACCAATCTTTCCTCCTCTTTTTCTCATAACAGCTCCTTGTCCACGTAATGCTTTACCTGCTCCCAAGAATCCACCTGTATTTTTTTTAACAACACCACCTCTTTTAGCAAAGCCCATCTTATTTCTTACAGGTGTAGGTAGTTTACGTAAACCTTTATTACCTGCAGGTATATTTTTTAACACAGTTCCTCCTATATTTTTTTTAATTAGCCCACCTTTTCTTAAAACTTTCATTGGATTTAATCCTGCTCCTTCTTTTATAGCAAAATCAAGAGAGGAGCCTGGATTTCTTTTTTGAAAATTAATTGTATCTTGTAACGCACTAATTAATGAGTTTTTATTACTTCGGTCCATATCAGAGTTCATTATTTTTTTAATAATATCTTTATCATTATTTTTAAAATTTCTTATTAATTTACGAGTTAATAGTATACCAGTATCTTTAGATACTATAGGTTTTTTATCTACCTTAACAGGTTTTTTATCTACCTTAA